CATGTCCTTGTCAAGGCTTGCCCTGCTTCAACATCGGCCTGGCTGAGGAACAGCCCGCCCTTTTCCATCTTGGCGGTCAATGAGTTGAATTCATCCTCGTTCATCTTGAAGATATCGCCCAGTTCCTTGAACGCGCCGCCCAATATCTTCGTGCCCCTGGCGAGCTTGAGCGCTGGGTCCTCGATGTTGCGAAGCGAGTCGAAGACCAGCCGCATTCGCTGGTCTGGCGACGCCGCCCTGAGTTCCTCCAGCGACAGTCCCAGGTCGTCAATGGTCTTGATGGCCTTCTTGTTGCCGTCCATGGCCCTGCCGATGACGCCGCCCATGGTGGCCAATGCGCTCGCCGCGACGCCCGAAGCAACGCCCAGTTTCTCGGAGCCGATAGTCATTCGCTGGATGGCCTCGACGCTGAGGTTCGTATTGTTCTGGACGTCCCCAATTTCATCAGACAACTTCATCAAAGCCCTGGCCCCGAACAGCAGCGGCCCAATTATGGCCCCACCGAGGACGGCCATGTTGGTGCCAATCGACTTCAGCCCAGACGCGAACGAGCGCATTGTTCCAAGCGCCTGGTTCAAGCCGCGCTCAAGCTTACTCGCGTCTAGGTAGGCTTCGACGAAAGCCTTGCCAGCTCTTACTCCGCCAGCCGATGCCATTTTCAGACCCTCCTAGAGTGCAAGAAGACCTTGAGCGACTCGATGCCCGCCTTCGGCTCGGGGACTTTGGGAACCAGCGGGTTGAAGTCGCTGGGCAGGAAAACGGGCGTCTTCTTCGGGTCGCGGTTGGCGTTGGCGAAGAGCGCCATCGACGCCGAAGTGCGGTTCCAGTCGGACCTCTGCTTGGCCAGGGACATGACCACGAGCTCGCGTAGGGTGAAGGCGGCTGGGTGGACGCCGACTATTCCAGCCAGTTGCATAATCGCTTCCTCTACATCGCGAACACTTTGTCGATGGCTTCCTGGACTTCGGGGCTCTCCACTTTCACCATGACCTTGTCCAGCGCCCGCTTCTCCGACGCCCTGGCCTTCTCCAGAATCGCCTTGAGAATCTTGCGGCGCTGCTGAGGGAAAAAATCCACTATCTCCTCGACCAGTGCGGTGACGGCGGCCTCCAGGGAGTCGCCAGCCAGTGACGCGCCGAAAGCCTCGGGCGTGATGCTCTTCTTGAGCGCCTGGTCCTCGGACAGCACCCACAGCACGTCGCACAGCGCCATCGGGTCGGAGAGCTTCTCGCCTAGCGTGCCATCGACCACGGACAGCAAGTCGATGGTCGTGACCGCCTTGACCTTGCGGATGCTGCCGACGTTCACGTCGACCAGCCACTCGCGCCCGTCCCTGTCTTTCCAGGTTCTCATGCCGCTCCCGCTTGTTGAAAGACTGGCCAGGGACTCGCGGATTGCGAGCCCCCAGCCAGTGAGGTTGCGATTGCCGTTAGGTCGTGGTCGTCCACCACTCGGGCGCGTGGGTGCTGATGCACGGGCGCATGGTGACGGTGACGCCGAGGACTCCAGCGACTGGCTCGTCGCGGTCGAACTTCGTCACTTTCGCCGTCATGCGGAGGCCCTGGCTGCCGCCGACGCTCTCAAGGCCGTCGAGCGCCAGGATGTCCATGCTGGTGCGGGCGAGGAACGCGGCCTGGATGGCGGCGAAGTCCACGTCGCCAGTGTCCCAGACCATGCCGAACTCGATGTTGGCGTCGATGAGGCCAGGCTCGGTCTGCTTGTAGCCGAGGCCAGCGCGAGTCGTGACGTCAACCTCGTCGCCAGACATACCCAGCTTGAGGTCCTTGACGTTGGTGATTTCGGCCCAGGTCGGGGAGAGGTAGGTGCCCGTGTTGCGATACAGGTGGGCGTTGAATCCAAGCACAATAGCCATGGAAAGAACTCCTTTAGTGTTACTGGTTGCTTCCCTTTATCGTCCCTGCGATATAGGCGGGAAGATTTTTTTCGTGCAGAGCGAAAGCTGGCCTCATGTAGGGCCTCGGCGCGATATGGACGGTCTTCTTCTTGGACTTGATGAAAGCGTTGCCGCCGTATTCGAGCGTTTCTGGAGCGCCCGTCATCGGCGTGAAAAGCTGAGGCCCTATCACCACGCTCCTGGTGCTAGGGTCCCAGGCGTAGTAAATCATCCTCTTCAGCGTGCCGACGTGCGACTTCGGCGGGTTCCCCGCCCTGGAGTGGTCGAAGAAGTTCTTGGCGTTCTTGATGCTGCGCTTCGCGGTCAGGCGAACCACCGCGCCGAAGTAGCCCAGGCCCTTCACCGCCGCCTTGTCAATCAAGTCCAAAACGACGGCGCGGTCGAAGAAGAAGTCCTTCATTTTGAATCGGATGTTCACTTGGCTTTCCTTACTTGGGCGATATAATGTCTTCAAGCTGCCTACGGACCTCCGGAGGCATTGGCTCATCGGCTCGTGCTCACTTCAAGCTCTATGACGGTCGTGAAGACGCGGAACTGCTCCCAGTGGTCGGGCGCGGAGACCGCTGGCCGACCGACGTGGGTGACGGCCCCGAGCGGGTACTGCGTCAGGCTCCGCAATTTGAAGAAATCCTCGACGTCCTCTGCCAGTTTGTCCAACGGGTCGATGGTCGCGTTTTCCTCGTCGTTGAACCGCTGCTGAATCAGGACGTGGACGGTGTAGGTGTAGTAGTCCTTGTCTCGGCTCAGCGGCTCTTCGACTTCCTTGAACGGGACCACGGTGACCTTGAGCGTCTGCAAATCCTCGGGCTTGTTTATCGGGTGCCACTTTCTGACCGCCGTGAACACGAGCCCCCAGGGCGGCGTCTTGACGGCGTTGAGCTCCGTCACCACGGCGTCGCTGATTTGGACTAGCTCGCTGTTGCTCACGGGTTCACCGTGCCCTGCGGCTTGGTGTGGATGCGGATGCGCTTGTGGTTGCTGTCCGACCAGCGGTAGACTGGAACCGACGAGTCCATCATCACCTCGAACAGCCTGCCGTCGTCCAGCTTGATGCGGTCGCCAGCCAATGGCAGCGTGACCGCGCCAGCCAAGACCAGGTCGGCGGCGTCCATGATGAAGTCCCAGACTTCGTATTCGACCACGGCCCCGTCAGAGTCCAGGACGTTCTCGGTTGTCTTGGACATCACGGCGGTTGCGGAAAGCGACAGAATCACGCTGTCGGCCCATCGCTCGTAGACAATGGGGCGGCCGAGGCTCTGGTTGAGGCAGGCGGTGAGCGCCTGCGTGCCAAGGTCGAAAAGCGTGTCTGCCATCATCCGCTCCCGTTGGAAAAGCAGGGGGAAGTGGATGTCCTTCCCCCACGCTTTGTCAGCCTATCCTACGGCTTAGGTGGAGGCTCCGAGCAGAGTGCCCGTGGCGTTGATGGTATCGCAGACCACGATGGGAACGCCGAAGGACTCTGACGGGAAGGGCGCGGGCGCACCCGTGGGATTGGTGGCCGTGCGGCTCTTCTGGAGCTGCATCAGCGACCGACGACCCATGGCCAGGTAGCTCGGGGGCTGACCAGCCTTGAAGAGGCTCAGGGCCGTGCTGATGAGCGCGTCCGTGAGTCCCTTGCCGCTGTCGGCCGTCAGGTTGCAGATGCGGGCGACCGAGTAGGCGCTGCCGACCTGGACGCCAGTCCAGCCGAGGACGCTGGTGTAGAGCCCAGTGTAGTGCTTCGGCGGGGTGTCTGTGGTCAGCATGTCCTGTTCCACAGTCTGTCCCATTTGGATGACGCCTTCATTGCCCACGATGGCCATCATGTCGTCCAGGCCCGTGCGAATCAGCCACACGTCGCTGCCCGTGCTGCCCGTGGTGCCAGCCGCGTCGACGACCATTGCGCTGTTCTTGAACACCAGGCGCGAGTCCTGCGCCAGGCCCAGCGGACCAGCCGCGTCGTTGCCCGTGCCGTAGAGGACCTGGGACTCCCACCAGAAGAAAGCCTGGCGGAGGTGCCGCCCTGCTTCCCTGGCGACGTAGGCCGACGCGCCCTTGATGTAGGTGCTGGCGACGGCCTTGTCGACGGCGCAGGAACCGTCGAGGATGCCCAACTGGATGGTGACCTGGGTGTCGGTGGAGGCGGTGAAGGCGCGGCCAGCGTTGGCGGCGCGGTAGCCGACGACGGGAGCGCCCGTCTGCTTGGTATACTTGTGGAACTCGCCGTTGGACGAGTAGTCAGCGGCCAGCAGTCGAATCAGGCGAGCCTGGTCGAGCAGGTCACTGATGTTGCGCTCAGCGTTGTTCTTGTCATTGATTTTGACAAGGTCTGCAAGGGTCGGGAATACGTCAGACATGGAGTGTGTCCTTATTCAGCCATCCGAACTTGGGTGAAGATGGCGCGTTCGCCTGGCGTCAGCCCAGCGGGGATGGTCTTCTGCGGTTTCGTGGCTTCGGGCAGGGGCTCGGAAACGGAGACCGGGGCGGGTGCTCCCATCTGCGCCTTGGCAGCGGTGACCTTCGCCTTGAGGTCGGCGTTCTCGGTCTGGAGTTCCTTGGTG